GACCAGCAGCCCACGCAATTTGGGGATCCATTTGTTTCAAAATTTTTTTCGCAAAAAACCTGCGAACCGGTTCGCTAAGAGGTATCGCCGTAGCGGCTCCTAGCAAATACGAGCACCCGGAATTGCACCGGGTTGGTAAGGTCTACCTACTCGTCATCGTACTCGTCGTAGTTGTTCCCATCCGGCTGGCTGACCTCAGCTACCGGAGTAGCTTGAGGCCAAGGACCAGGGTTGGGATCTTCCTCGACACGACTGGTACGCATTACACCCATGCGGTCAGAAGGATCAATAGCAATTATGCACTCACCGTTACAGCAAGGGTCACAGTCACAGGTGAATCAGCAGCAGTAGCACTGGTGATCACACAGGTAATGGTGGTAGTACCAGCTGCAGTGAAGTTGATCTCTGCAGATTCGTTGGTGTTAGGAGCGGTAACGGTTGCACCGGTATCCACACTCCAAGCATAGGTAGCGTCAGCAGCAGCAGGTTCAGGGACCAAGTAGTAGGTACCAGAGAAGCCAACGTTGCAGTCAGTAGAACCAACGATAGCGACGTTACCGATGTTGCCAGGGGTGCCACCATCATCAGGAATAGATTGACCACCGCAGACAACATCCACGACGGTTTGAGGAGTTCCAGTTACATTGAAACCCTCTTTGACATACCGATCTTGACGAGCGGTTTCTTGTACGCAAGGTACACGAGGCGAAGAAGCCATTTTAATTAACCAATAGAAGGACTAGTAAGAGCAACAGGAGTAGACTCTGCTGCTGCAAGATCGAGTGGAAAATTGTGAGCATTGCGCTCGTGCATGACTTCCATACCAAGACCAGCTCGGTTCAGAATGTCAGCCCAGGTATTCACCACCTGCCCAGAGGGAGTGATGATTGACTGGTTGAAGTTAAAGCCGTTCAGGTTGAACGCCATAGTCGAGACACCCATAGCAGCAAAGTAAATGCCAACAACGGGCCAAGCAGCCAGGAAGAAGTGGAGACTACGGGAATTGTTGAATGAAGCATACTGGAAGATCAAACGACCGAAGTAACCATGTGCTGCTACAATATTGTAGGTCTCTTCTTCTTGACCAAACTTGTAGCCATAGTTCTGAGATACATCTTCAGTTGTCTCACGCACCAGCGAACTGGTGACAAGACTACCGTGCATAGCAGAGAACAGAGAACCACCAAACACACCAGCCACTCCCAACATGTGGAAGGGGTGCATCAGGATGTTGTGCTCGGCTTGGAACACAAACATATAGTTGAAGGTACCACTGATACCCAGCGGCATACCATCAGAGAAACTACCTTGACCAAACGGATACACCAGGAACACAGCAGTAGCTGCTGCAACAGGTGCAGAGTAGGCAAGGAAGATCCAGGGTCTCATCCCAAGTCGGTACGAAAGTTCCCATTCGCGTCCTGCATATGCAAAGACTCCGATAAGGAAATGGAAGACCACGAGTTGATAGGGTCCGCCGTTGTAGAGCCATTCATCAAGCGACATGGCTTCCCAAATTGGGTAAAGGTGCAGCCCGATTGCGTTCGAAGAAGGAACGACGGCTCCACTGATAATGTTGTTTCCGTAGAGCAAAGCTCCGGCAACTGGTTCTCTGATTCCATCAATGTCTACAGGTGGTGCTGCAATGAAAGCAATAATGAAACACGCTGTTGCAGCTAGCAGCGTAGGAATCATGAGGACACCGAAGTGTCCGATATAAAGACGGTTGTCAGTAGAAGTCACCCAGTTGAGATACTTTTCCCACAGTGATGACTGCCTACTGTTAATAGCAATAGAAGCAGCCATGTTTTTAATTAATAATAGTTTACCAAAGGCCAGGAATGATCTGACCAGTCACAGCGTACGCACCAAGCGCAGCCATGACACCCAGCATAGCCAGGCGACCGTTCAGGCGTTCAGCTCTTTCGTTATGGGGGATAGAATTTTCGTCGATGTACATCTTTGGTTCAATAGCGTAGAGGTTTTGGCGACCGCCATCTTCGGTGACGTAAGTCATTTCTTTTTAATTTTTACACAGTTATTAACACGGGTACCACCCTTGACTTTGGTACCACGCTTAGCATATCCTTTCCAGCACTTAGAGTCAAGGCGTGTTTTATTGGCAGGTTTCTTTTTCATATCAGAAGCGGTAGGTCAGACCAGCTTTCAGACCAAGGTTCAGATCAGACACATCCCAGTCATCAGACGAGATGGCATACACTTCACCGTAACCAGTCAGGTCTTCGGTCAGGTCGTAGGAGGCGCCCACTTTACCGGACACCATTTGGGTGTTCTCTTCATCAGCAACGAAACCAAAGGCAGGACCACCCTGGATATACCAGGAGGCATCCTCGGAATCGAAGTCACCTTCATAACCAACATGGGTTTCCAGAAGGGAGGAGTCATAAGAACCACCAGCGAAGCCAGTGTTGCTCTCAACATTACCGTAGACACCGGCGAAAGCAGGGGCAGCCATCAAAACGGAAGCTGCAGAAAGGGCGAAAATTTTTTTCATGATTTTTTTAGGGGGATTACATAGTAATTTCTGACCGTTCCAGTTTTTGGAACACATCTTGACGGTATGCAGGGTCAGACTCATACCGTGGGTCATTCATAGCTTGAATAACCTCAGCTTGAGAGCGGAAGGTATCCGCTTTCTCTACCACCGCACGTCCTGTACGGAGGTTGCCGTCAACACCGTTAGCTGCTTCATACTGGGACTGTAGTCCAGCAAGAGCGATCTGAATAGCATAAGGATTACCCTTATCAATCACATCATCGTATGCTTGGGTGTAGGAGTCGGGTAAGTTTTCACTTGCCCACTCCATCAAGTTATTGTACGATGCCTCACCACCTACTTGATTGAAGATGGCGTTTGTTTCAGCATCTGTAAGATCACGTGCTGCCTCAACTTGTTGTTGAGGTTGCTCTTGTTGCATCTTGAGATAGGTCTCTACAAGTTCAGTAGAACTCATCTCTTTGAAACGTTCAATAGTTTCAGGAGTCAGTTCACCTTTCTCATAGTACTCAGCAGATGCACTAGTGATCAGTTCTTGTGCGGGGGATACCTCTACTTCTTCGGAGGTTTCTTCTTGCCCCCGCAGCTCTTCAGTTGCTTCAGGTTCATCACGAGATCCTAGTTTCTTTTGTAGTTCGATGTAAGCTTTCTCAAGCTCTTCTGCATCTTTAAATTTTCCAGCGAGCATCTCCTGTTGCTCAGCCATGGCTTGTTCGCCACGTTGAAGGGAGTCAAGCTCCTCTTCATTGAACTCAGGGCGTCCCTGTTCCATATCAATACTCAATTCTGCCATTGGTGATTACTTTGACTCCACCTAGGCCAACAGTCGTAACGTAGTTAGGCGATCGGCCAAGGGTGGGTGTACCGATTTTTTCTTTAGGAGCATACTTATTTTCGTGTGCTTCCTTGTATTTAGTTTCACTTCCGGCGACATCTAAGCCACCTTCAGCTTTCTTAGGATAGACCTTACGTTTGCGGGGGGAGCGGGGTTTCTTCTTCCCCTCCTCCACCGTCAATTTCGATTCCTCCTCCATCTAATGCTTCTCCTAGTGCAGGGTTTTTGGATGGATCTGCTAAGGGAGAACCAGCTAGTTGACCAGCTTGGTCTACGAGAGACTGCTGCTGAGCTGCAGCTTGTTGCTCCTCCATTTCTTGTTGGAGCATCTGTTCGTCCTTAACCAGATTCAACATGTCAATACCTTGAGCAGCAGCGAGTCGTTTGATGTACTCACTGGGGTCAACGTACTTAACAAGTGCCTCAGGTCCCATCGTCTGAGCGATGGTTGTAATGAACTGAGTGAGTGATTCCCTATCCTGTCCACGACCAAGAGCATTAACTCCAGCAACGATGGAAGGATTCACAAGACCTTTAGGGATCTTAGGAATCTCTCGGTTACGTTGGAGTACCATCATGGTTCGGTTCAGATAAGGAACCAAGAACTCTACAGTCAACAGTGAGAAGATACCACCGAGTTGTTGTTCGAGTTCTAGTTGTGTGAGCCGTACTTCTTCAGCAGTAGTACGCTCTGATTGTCTGATGTTGAGTTGCAAGAACCCATCACCAATTCTACGCTCTAGTGATTGAGCCATCTGAGATGCAGTAGCAAAGTCAGCGGTCTTACCAACTTGAACGACGCCAATGTCATCAGGTCTACCCTGGACAATGGCACCGTTCCCTGCTTGGGCTAGAGTCTGTGGTTTAGTAGTCGATGAGGGTGACACTACAAAGACAACCTTAGCGGCTGCTGCAGACCCTTCTACGAGTGCCTGAGAGAGTGATTCAAGTGCACGTAGGTCACCAATGAACTCTTCTACTCGGGAACGACCATAGTCTTCACCATCTACTGTGTTAAACCGTAGGACAATCCAAGGACTGGAGTTCTTTGGAGCAGAACCACGGGAATCAGGGATAGTCATACCCCATACCTCTTGGTGCCATCTCCACTGACCACCATCTAGTTTGACGTGAGTATAGATCTCAACGTCATCTTCAATGCCTCCCATCTTCATACCATCATCACCAACAGCGTTGGGACGTGGTTCAGGGATGTCCTTTACTAATTTTTTGTCAATTAATTCTTTTGTAACTATCTCAATGACGTTACCGTTGCCATCACGTTGTACCACATACCTGTTCAAAGGAAAGTGTTTAATACCATCCTTACTCATGTACAGCAGGGCATTACCTCCAACGATCAGATGCTTCATTGCCTGGTGGATAACCACACGGTCAGAGGAAGCATTGATCTTATCCATGACCATCCTCTCAATCTTTGAGAAGGATACATCAAGTTCACTCCTTGCTTCTGCAGGTAAGTCGACTCCAAGTTTAGAGTCATTGATCTGCAGTTTAAAGAAGGTTGTTTGGGGAGGCAGCAGTGCAAGCATCAGCTTGGCAGCCAAGGTTGTCACTGCTTTAGCACCCACGCTCTGCCATGGTGTGAACAGAGTCTTAAAGGTTTCGTGTCGGCGATCGTCGTAACGTATTAGATAGGGAAGAGTGAGGGTTGAACACTCCACTGCTACATCCAGGAACTCTTCCCGGTAGCTTCGGAGTGCTTCATACCTCATCTGTGCCTTACCTTTCTTCACACACTTACTCCAGTTGAACCACCAGAGGATCTGCCTCCAGTGTTGACACCAATACTCAAGCTACGCTTACCACGACGGCTAAGCTTAGAACGACGTGAATCATTAGGACTCACACTCCTACTACGCACATCACCTGGGTCCTGAAGGGGAGCAGCAGGTGTCGGCGGTGGAGCCGGCGGCGGCGGCGGTGGGGGCGGCGGCGGTAACGGTGGGGGCGGCGGTAACGGTGGGGGCGGTGGTGGTAACGGCGGGGGAGGGGGAGGCGGCGGCGGCGGCTTAGGTCTTGAACCTCCTATACACATAGTTATTTCTCCAATTTAGTTTTTAAATACTCAATGACTGAGCGTTGTCCTGACCGATACATAATTGTGTTCATGTGATCGGCAGGACTAGGGCTAACGGGTGGGAAAAGTTCTTCGAGTTCAGTTAGTACTGCTCGTGCTTCCATCCCGAACGCTTCAAGCGTACTGAGGGAGGTTGACATTGCTATGCTCAAAGAAGGCAGGCATCCGAGCACTGCGTGTCACAGAAAACTCGGGTGCTTTGCCAGTGTACATTAAATTATCGCTTGATTTGAACCAAAATTTTTTGTTCAAATATTTGTCCTGGGTATTTGTACCTAGTGGTTCTAACAACCAAGACATAGTTGCCTTCCTCAGTTTGTCGAGAGAATTAGAGTAATCAAGATCCAACTCACGACATACAAGAGAATTCGTGGCAACATGGATTTGCTCATCTCGGCTAATATCAGCAGATACAGTCCTCAGTCCAGCGTCACCAAGGAATCGAAACATTGGGAGGATAACAAAGAAGATGCTTCTCTCAGCCACCATTGCTTTGCAAATGGTGTGGTCTGGGTGATCAACCCAAGCTTGGCGGAGGCGCATTGCTTCCGCTTCAGCTTTTTCATCTGTGCCATGCGAGCTCGCTGCGTATCCCAGAGCGAGGTCGTGATTTCGTTCGTCATCAACATTCATCTCCAATAAAGTACGGGCTGCATCGGGAACGCCTTTCTCAAGACCTTCCAAGATAAAATCACCAACGGGCAGTTCCATATGGCGAAGTGCAAGGGCACGACGGATTACTTCCTCCGCACCCTCTTTGAGTGGACCTGCCTCCATAGCGACAGGGGTCCACTTACGTTTACGATCAATTAGTTTCTGATAAGGGTTCATTCTTGACAATCACATTGTGGTTCAGATTCCAACAAATGTGATAGGTAATCGTCTACTTCGGATTCACTCAGCGCGGCATATGCGTCGCTCTTATCCTGAACGTCACCCATCACTTGCAGGGAGTAATAAAGTGAAGTCTGGGGCGATCTCAGCCACTCTGCAATAAAATCCTCATCATAGGTTACCAGGTCACTCCATGAGTTGAAGGAGTAACCGTGCAGAAGTCCAGTCTTATTTAGCATCGTCATGATGCCATCGGCGACACGCTTATATGCGTACCAACCTACTTCGGAGGCGATTTCAACGTCTCCATATTCATATGTTTGTACCCCGAAGGTACCACTATCTCGGTCAACAGTTCGACTGATCGGGGGCGCAATTTCGGGCGTAGATGTAAAGCCATCAAGATCGGTGGACCGATAACTGCAGGAAGCAGTAGGAGCGATAGCAAACGCACGGACCATGTTATGCCCTTTAGCGATCCGTGCAGCTCGTTCAATTCCTTCCTCAAGTTTGAGGGCAAGTTCATCTTCTGGTTTGTCATCTCTGATTCCTGCATTTACTCGATCGAGACCCTCTCCGAAAGCAGCGTAGCTAATTCCGAGGCGTCTGAGCAAGTTTGCAAGACCAAGCATCCCGAGTCCAACTTGACGGTCCACTTCGGGAGGCAGGTATTCTCCTGATTCGCCAACACCTGTGCGACCATGGAGTTCGCACAACTCGAACATACCGTCAGCAAAAGCTTTTGGAATTTCGTCGACATTACAGGCACCGAGATTGATGTGCTGCAGGAGACAGGTTCCTCTAGATGGCAGGTACACTTCAAGACAAACGTTTCCTCTGATTCGTTTTCCTTCTTCATCATACTTTACTTTGTTGAGCCAAATGTCTCCAGATTTAATGCCAAAGAGTAGTTCCTCCTTAAAAGAGCACGCCTCCCACCATTCATTTGTAATGTTGATGCACCGTTTAACCCAAGGGAGTTCATGACGTGGAGTTTGTATAAACTCAAGAGCGTCAGGATGGTTGAGGTCAAGATGCAGTACCACAGCACCATTCTTGTAGATGCCACCACGTCGAAGAATTTCATTGAGCGTGGAGTAGATCTTTCCAAAACTAACAGGTCC